TTTTCCTCTCACTTTTGCATTTGAAACATAGTTCAATTTTGCAGAATTAGCATTGGCCACATAAATAGCAGTTTCTAAAGCCACCACATTGTCATAAGATGGAGCCAATCCGTTGGCACCTCCCGCCACGCTGTTTACACCAGCCGCATTCAAGATACCCATTGGTTGACCAGTACCGGAACCATTGATGGCCGCCAAATCGATAGCATTAGCAATCAAAGTGCTAATTTCCATCATCGTGTAGGCTTCCATATCTTGAGACGATTGCATCAAGTTTTGCAATGAAATTGGTACAGATACCGCCAAACGCGTTGGTTTCATTGTTTTTGAGCTGTACGCATTTTTAGTGTTGGCCACATTAGCAACCTCACCTTCCCAAGTGGCAGCAATACCACCATCGTTTACAGGGAATTTCAAATCACCTTGCAAACCAGTCAAGAAAACAGCTCCCAATTTTTCAACTACGGGTTGCGGACGCAACAAGTCGATTACTGGTTGTGTTTCTACAGGCACAAAGGCAGCACCATAACCACCACCATCTTGCGTTACTGATTGCCCATCCGCACGATTTTCGGTTTTAACCGAATTACGGTCAAACAACGGAATGCAGATTCCAGAAGTTGCAATTCCAGAACGCTCTGCCAATTTCTTGGTTTCGTTATGGATTTCCAATTCCACACCATCCAACACACCGTTTGACATTTGCGAACGAATCGCTCTATTGATAGAGAAAGGCGCTCTTTTTGCGGCTGGTTTATTGGGCTTCGCATCTTCAAAAACAGAAGTTGCCGTATCACCAAACGATCTCACGTTTTCTTCATGTGCTTCGGCCACTGCTAATTGGCTTTTCAATTCGCCAATACGTGTTTGGAAGCCATCGAAAGCGGTTCTTTCTTCGGCGGATAATGCCTCACGATTTTCGGTTTTTGCCTTTTCGATGATGGCATTTTGAGAGCTAACAATTCCAGAAAGCTCTAGTCTAATTTCAGTACTTTTTTTCATTAGATTAAATTATTATTGATTAAACTTTGAGCTTCAAAGAGTGATAGCCCTTTATCTTCACGCGCCACTACAGGTGCGGTTGGTTCTAAACTTTTGCGAATTTCTTCGATGGTGTCCACGGAACGTTTTAGCGCGTCAGGATTTGAGCCTATTGGCACAATGGACCATTCGTATAATTCGGTGCGGGTGAAATACAATACACCAGGGTTTTCTCCATCGGCTGCAACACCCCAACGGTATTCGATAGGATTGGCACCTACAGAAGCCATTCGAAGCGTTCCGGCTTGTACTTTTCGCCATACTTTTTCAGCCATTGGATTCACTTCTTCTTCTTCGAAAGTCACCACACCAATCAATTCTTTTCCTTCCACTCGGACAGTAGAAGTACCAATAATCATATCAGGATTGTCGCTCCAGGTTCTGTGACCATAGGCCACAATTGGATTATTGGCGTAGCGTTGCAAATCCCAACCATCAATTTTGAACACGGTATCGTAAGTATCTACGGATTCGGTAGAAATCACGAATTCGGCTTGGCGGTTTTTTATATTTTCTTCGCTCAAAGCACGAATCACGGCTTCGCGAATTACGATGTTGGTTGCTGTATTATTCATTTGTCATTAAATTTTTATTCAACTGACTTTCTGTGAAAGTGTTGACTGGTGTTAAAAATTCGCCTAAAAATTCTGGGCCTTTGTCCATATCTTCCAACGCTCGCACTTCTTCACGTGAGTAAGCACCTGCGGTTACCATCTTACTGTAGTATTCGCCACGACTCTTGATGTCAGCACGCAATAACACGTTTAGATTTCCTTTGCAGAAATGCGTTGCTTTTTCTTTGGTAGTCAATAGCTTTTTGGCAAACTCTTGCTCGATGTTAGTCACGTGTGGTTGAATGGTATCGCTCACGTGGTCCAAAGATTGTTGCTCGATATTGTTATTGGTTGATTGCTGTAAGGATTTTATCTTGTGAGGCGCAATGTTGAACCAGCGCGCAATGTCCTCGACATTAAATCGAGCTTGCTCAATCAATTGCAATTCTTGTGGCGTGATGGTGATTGGTTTGAACTTCATTCCTTCATCTAAAACCACTACACGGTCGGCAGATTTTTCTGCCATTCCTTTTCGCCAACCTGCAATAACTGCATCTTTTCCTTTCGGCATTGCTTTGTCGGTTTCGATTACCCCTTGGCGAACGCCTTTATTGTCGTAGTTCGTGATGGCTAATTCCTGAGTTTTCAAAGACAATCCCAATTGCAAAGCCGCATATTTGATGGTTGAAATTCCGCAAATTCCATCCAAAGAGAATTGTTTGAAATGCAATACTTCGGAGCTTAACAAGGGCTTGTCGTAGCCTTTTACATAGTAATAGATTTCGAAGTCTTTTTCGCGTACATCGTACACATCCGACCAATCGATGTATTTTGCAATTTGGCGGGAATTTGTAACGGACTGCAAGTAAAACAAAGCATTACCGCGCAACATCAAAGAAACACCTATCAATTTTTTGAACACAAAAGGCGTCATTATTGGATTGGGTTCTTGCGAGATTAGAATGTCTGCTGGATGATTGCGAAGGCGTTCGCGTTGGCCGTTTTCAGCAGCATAGATCGCGAAAGGGATTTTCGCAATGTCGTTCGAAATTTGCTCGACTGCATTGTACACGGCCGATATTTTCAACGCTGATTTGTAATTGACCGCGCCTACTCCTGTTGCCGTAGAGAAGGAAAATAGATCGCTAAGATTGTCGGAAAAAGATACCCCGCCAGAAGCTTCTGAGCGTTGTACCAAAGACGAAAAAGCGCGATCTAACATTGACATATCTTGTGATTTGATACATCAAAAGTAGATAGCACTTTTCGCGTAGGCGGTTACCTTTGGTAACTATTTTGTTTTTGTTGTTGTGGGTTGTTGGTTGTGAGAAAAAACACACCCCCGACCCCTCTCGAGAGGGGAGTTGTTGTCGTTATTTTTTTTTTTGACTTTCATTTTTCTTTTTTGATACTTGAAATTCATTGCCGAATCTAGGATAATAAATCCTTTTTCTATTCGGACTTTTCTAGAAATTTTTAGGAAGTCGTTTCTAATTTTTTGATAGAGTTCTAGCGTTCCTGGTAAATCTTTTACTGCGGCTTTTTGTGCTTCGGTGTATTTCATTGTTTAGAATTTAAAAATCCATTCTTTGTTTTGTTTTTCGAAGGTGTATTTTTGCTTTTCGACTAACACATTGATAATGTCGGGCGCGTAAGTTTTCGGGTCCGGAAGTCTACGTATTGCTGATTGTAGGTTTTTGGCGCTTAGTTTCATTGGTTTGTTTTTTGTTTTGCGTTTTCTTTTAATGACAGCCAGCCGAGCAGCAATACTAAAATAATAATTACTACTACCAGCGCATATCGCACCGGATTGTTTGCTACCCAGGACCAATCGAGTAAGGCGGAAACTAGAAAAGCGATGATGATAGTCGCTAGGACTATGGCGATGTTTTTCATTTCTTTTTGTTGTTAAATTTTGATAATTGGGTTTTGAAGGATTCATAATCCGAAAATCGGTAGGATTCGAATAATTCGAAATAGCGTTCGTTGATGGCTTCGAAGCATTCGCGGCCGTTTTTGTGTTTGCGCCGCTCTTTGAAATAAGTCTTGTAAAAGCCGTCGCAGCTTATCAATTCACGCATACTTGTAATTTTGTTTTGCAATTTTTGGATTTGCAAATGGAGGATTTTTTCTTCTGGTGTCATAGTAATAAAATTTCCTACAAGTTAAACACGTGGTCGAGTTTTATTTGGTCATACCATTGCAACTGCGATACATCAATTTTTTTAGGCTCCCGAATAATTATATCCTCTATTCTTGACTGACTCAACCACTTTCTATTTACCCAATAACCTTTACACTGATTGTTGTCTTTTAACGGAATGTGCACTGGAACATTGGTGATGTCAAAAAGCTCTTGTTTTCGAAAAGAAAATATTCTACCCTCAAAATAGAAGTAGTTTGAATAGTTAATGAAATACGTATTGTCAAGGGTTTTCGTCATTGTTTATAAGGGTTTGAGAAGGTGTATAGCGTGTAGTCGAAAGTTGTAGGTAAGTTTACCTAGCGTTGTGGTTAAAGTAACTCAATTTCTATTTTTACTTCTTCCCAATATTCATCTGTTAAATCATCTTTTCTTACAATTTTCATTGACAATATTTCATCTACTGCTATTAATGCGCATTTTTTTGCATTTCTAATAGCCCATTTTCTATCTGTTTCATCAGATTGAATATTCATCCAATCTACATAAGGAAGTAATTTAGTTTTTAAATCTTCTGCTTTTTCTTTTGGTGTCATAATTTATTGTGTTTAAAAAACCTACCTACAACAATATATTGTACTTATAGCTAGATTTTGGTTTAATTTATAATTTGTAATTCTTGTTTTTATTGTTGTTTATCCGTTGCATTGTATTGTATCAGGTCGCTACAAGCACAATATTTCAACGTTATAAGCAACCTTAAGAAACCCCTGCAAACAATCCGACTTGCTCTACATTTGAAGCATCGTAAATATCTAAAGCACTTTGAAATATTGCAAGTCCAATTTCAGGAGCTACACAATTATTTAATACTTTTTCTTTATCAATTCCAGTGTATTTTGACAAATCAAAACCGAGCTTCTTATGATTGTTAGTTCTCAATTCTGCTTGTATTTTTCCGCCTAAATCAGATTTTTTTCCGTTCATTCTACCTATTTGCTTTTCAAATTTCAACATAGGTATTTTAAAGTTGCTCCAAAAATAATGCCTTCCACTTATTTGAGGTTTTATTAAAGGTTCGTAATAACTTTTCACGTTTTCGATTATAAACTTTCCTTTAAAAAATGTTTGCAATAAGATTATTTCTTGATATAATGCCATATCAGGATAGCGTTTTATTCCTTGAGCATTTAAGAAATGATTTGTAACTGAATGCGTAGGGCAAGGTGGAGAACACCATATAAAATCAAAGTTTTCATAATTATTTAAAAGATATTCGTGAGCATCTGTAACTATTACAATATCATTTGGATATAAGTCTTGATAAACCTTTGCAATATTCTCATTATATTCAATAGCTGTAACTTGCATATTTGGGGCATTCCATAATTTACGATTACCGCCAATTCCAGCGTAACAATTCAAAACTCTAAAAGGCTGCTTATAACAAGTGCTTGGAGCAATTGCCACATCGGGATTAATTTTAAGTTGGTCTTGTATTTGCATAATTTGTTTTTAATTTAAAGGTAATCTCTAAAAACTACTTTCAGTATTTCTAATTGATTTTCAGCATTAAAAAAAAAAATCAGAAAGTAGTTTTTAAGTTTTTACATTAGGAAATAATTTTTATTAAAACTTTGATAATCAATCATATATATATATATATATATATATATATTGTGTTTTGCAATTTGACGCACGTTCCTATTGAAGAGTTTGAATTTGAATTTTTCTAAACATATTGTAGGTCAAATTCATTAAACCAACCAGTGCTTCAACTCTTTTTATCCCAATAGCATACAAATTCATTCCGTTCATACTTCCTTCCATAAAACCAAAAATATGTTCAACTCTAGCACGAACCCTTGATTTCTCTCTATTAGTTGCAATGTCCTGTTCAGTTAAGGGATTGTTTCTATAGCCTTTTTTACAAGTTTTATCAATCATCTCTTTTTGAGATACAATAGCTCGCTGCTTTTGGCCCCAATAGGCTGAATCTGCATTAAAATCTTCGCCAGCATCTTTTTCATCGAGTAAATTTTCAAGAACTTGAGAATCGTGTACTGAGGCATCTGTCACTTCATATTTTACAATTAGCTTACTTTTAGAATCTACTTTTACGTGGTTTTTATAGCCATAATAATTTACATTGTTCTTTTTTGTCCATCTAGCATCTAAATCCTTTTGAGATTTTTTATTTGGATTTTTTTCAAATGATTCTGGAGTGTTTCCAGCTTTAATTTCGGTGTTCTCTGCTCTACTATTTCTTTGTTTTGGAACTTCAATAAAGCTGGCATCGATTATTTTTCCTTCATTAATAACCAAATTTAGCTTCTCTAATTCAGTCAAAAACAAAGCAAACAACTCATCAACTACTTTTAAATCAATTAATTGCTCTCTAAAGTTCCAAATTGTTTTACTATCAGGAATGTCATCGGCGATAGTCAAATTTAAGAAACGCATGAAACTCATTCGATCATTTATTTGATATTCGATTTGGTCATCGGACACATTATAATATCGTTGAAGAATTAAAATTTTGAACATTAAAACATAGTCGTAAGGTTTTCTTCCTCCTTTACCTTTGGCTATTTTTAATAGTCTTGTTTCTAATAAATCTCTGAAAAGTTCAAAATCAATATGATTATTTAACTTCTCTAAAGGGTCGCCTAGCGCACTTAATTTAGTTAGACGAATATCCTGATCAAAAAAACCGTAATCGCTATGTCGCTTGAATTTTTTCATAGTCGAAATTTATGCAATTTTAAAGCATTATACAAGATGCGGAGTTTTTAGAGGTTACCTTTATTATGTAGTGGAAAAATGTATAAGGAGCCACATCATCGAAACGGTCGTCCAAATACTCCTAAATGTATAGAGTGTAAGCATTCTAATGTTTCACATTGTAATTGTATTACTTGTGTAGTAAGTAGAAACGAAGCCTATCAAAGAGAGGCGGAAATAAGAACGGATAAAATAAAAGAGCATATTAATCAAGGAGCAAAAACAAAAATTGAATTTGCTAAGCTCACGGCAGAGGAAAAAATAAGTCTCGGTATATTGGTCCGATATCTTTCTTCGGATGATTTGACACATCTCAATCCGTTAGGGACTAAAGTGAATTGG